GCTACGAAGGCTACAGCATTGGTGGTCGGGCTGTGTTTATGCACGACAATGCTTCAGCTACTGGCATTTATAACGATGTTAATAACCATTGGTTATTTTATGGCGGGCATAGCGGTTCTTCCTATATGTACTATAATGGTGCTTACAAGATAAACACAAGCAGCACTGGGGTCACAGTCACTGGAGACGTAAACAGCACTTCAGACATCCGTTATAAGAAGAACATTGAACCCATAAACAATGCACTAGAGAAGGTGCAGTCCCTCAAAGGTGTGACATTTGATTGGGACAATGATGCGTTCAAGGAAACAGAACAAACCAAGAAGCCAGAGTTCACAGAACGTGCCACAGGTGTCATTGCTCAAGATGTTGAGAAGGTATTACCTGAAGCAGTTCGTGAAAACGAGGATGGCTTCAAGAATGTTGCATACGGTAACATGGTTGGCTTGCTAATAGAGGCAATCAAGGAACAGCAAACTCAGATTGATGAACTCAAGGCAGAGGTTGCGGAACTTAAAAGCTAATAGTGGAGTAACACGAAGATGGCTATTCAAATCAGTGGTACAGAAGTAATCAGCAACAGCAGGGGCTTGAACAACATAGCTTCTGTTGACGCAACTACAGCAGCATCCATTACGGCGGCTGGTGTAGGTGGTGGCGGCACTTTTGAGAAACTTTCAACCACAACCATATCTAGCAGTACATCTGTGGTTTATACAAATCTATCAGTAGACACCCATAATAGGTTTCAAGTTCATTTGTCAGGAATAGAGAGTGCAAATTCTAGCACAAAGCTATCTATGCGGCTTGTGTCAGGCCCAGATAGTAATGGCTGGTACAATAACTACAACATATATGGAAGTGAGGCAGCTATATTTCAGATGGGTCAGTCAGCCACTGTCATAGACAACGACAGCCAAGTTGGCATGATTTGGCTACTTCATGAGGACATGGAGTTAGGGCGTACTACACCTTATTCGGCAGATTTAATCATTAATGTATATGGCGTCGGCTCTGCGTCCTCATTGTATCCAAGAGCGCATTGGTTTGGAAAAGTAAACAACGATACAATTGCAGGGCATTGGTACAACACCAATTCCGTGGCGGGTACACCAAGCGGGAAACAGGCTTTTGCGTTTTCTGCTTCTGGCGGCACCATGGATAAGGGTACATTTACTTTATATGGGGTTAATGACTAATGCTTAAAAAGTATATTGACGGAGTAGAGTATGACATGACCGCAGAAGAAGTTGCGGCATGGGAGGCTGAAGTTGCTGCATGGGAAGCAGAAAGACCCACAAGATTAGCAAAGCAACAACGAAGAAAGAGAGACAGATTGCTTCAAGAAACAGATTGGTGGGCTTTGTCTGATGTAACTATGTCAACAGAACAAACGGCTTATCGTCAGTCTTTACGTGACATTACCACACACTCTAATTGGCCCGATCTCAATGATGATGATTGGCCTACAAAACCGTAAGGAATAAATAAATGCTTGGCTTTGTCGCATTAGCATCAGCACCGTTAGCAGATGACGTTTCCAAGATTAACTACGAGTTTTCTGCTAACGAAATAACTGCTGGCGTTCCAGTAGTAGATAGCGCCAATGCGTTTATTACTGTTCCATGCACTGCTGATGACATAACGGCAACGCCCGTTGTTGATGCGATAAGCATAAGCCATATTTACAACTTTGCTGCTACTGAAATAACTTCAGGCGCAGTCGTCGTTGATATTGTGACAATGTATGAGGATGAAACGATTATCCCAGCGGATACGATTTCATCCAATCCAACGATAGACCAAATTGATGTATCAGTTACGTCAAACTTTACTGCGGATAGCATTAGCGCAACGCCAGTTGTTGACAGTATACCAGTATCGGTTACGTCCAACCTCACAGCGACAGAGATTACAAGCGCTGCGCCAACCGTAGATAGTCTCACACTTAGCTTTGTCTATAACTTTGGTAGTAATGAAATATTCACTGCTGCGCCAAGCGTAGATAGTATTGCGGTTTCTGTTATCAGTAACTTTGTGCCAATTGATATTAGCACAACGCCCGTTGTTGACACTCTGCCTTACAGTCAGCTTTACAAACTCAGAGTAAATGAAATCACGGCTGGCGTGCCAACCTTGCCAGCGCGTTTTGCATGGGACTTCCAAGAGTTAGAGGTGGATAGTTGGACAGAACAGGCAGATGATGATACTGTGTGGTCAGCACAATCAGACAGCAGTGACACTTGGACTGAAGTAACTGCCCCAACAGATACATGGACAGATATAGCCGATAGCAGCGACACTTGGTCAGACGCGGCGTAGGAGAGCAAAAATGGCAGATACCAACACCACAACGTTTAGTTTAACAAAGCCAGAGGTTGGCGCCTCAGAAGATACTTGGGGTACAAAGATCAATACTAACTTTGATAGCCTAGATGATCTGCTGGATGGAACGACTGCAATCAAACCAGATTTAGACTTGGGATTGTGGAAAGTTGGCGGCACTCTTGTTACATCAACAGCAGCAGAGCTAAACATACTTGATGGCGTAACGGCTACGGCAACAGAACTAAATTATCTTGACATAACGACTTTAGGTACAGGTGAAGCAAGCAAGGCTGTCACAACATCTGCTGCAAATGCGGTTAGCTTAACTGGTGACTTAAAGGCTGCGTCATACCTAGAAACTCACAGCACTCTAAGCGGCACTACGCCATCGCTGGATTGTGAAACTGCAAACTCTTTTTCAATTACGCTAACGGGCGCAACTACTGTATCTTTCAGCAATGTACCATCAGGTGCATCATATTCGTGCCTTTTAAAAGTGGTGCAAGGTACATCTGACTACGCAATCACATGGCCTGCTGCTGTAAAATGGCAAGATGCTCTTGATCCTGTTTTGACCAGTGGAAGCGGCTCCGTAGATATATTTGTGTTGTTTACCCACGATGGTGGCACAAATTGGTATGGGTTTACAGCAGGGCAAGATATGTCATGAGCGTAAGAGAGCTTCTTATAGCTGGCTCTAGTCAGAAAAGCATTACAAGGACTTTTGTTGCGCAAACGCACAATGATAGTTCTTTAGTTGTGCATGAGTGGAAGCGTAGTGGTGTTGTAACGCAAGACAGCACATCAGTAAGCGGTAAGGTCTTTAACGAAATTATCTTTTCACCTTCCGCAAACAGTTTTGCCGTTTATGAAACCACAGGCGCAGAAACTTTAATTTATGCGTGGGACAAGGACACAGGAATAGGAAGTCAAGTAGGATCAGCGCAAAGCGGAAAAAGAATAATAGACATTAGCCCAGCGGGTGACGCTATAGCTTTCTCTAATAGTAGTGCGGGAACCTACGAGGTGTATGCCTATTCTGCGTCAGGGGTGGGGTCATTAATAGACAGCACTAGCTCAAGAATAAGAAAGTTTTCCAAGTCAGGCAATTATTTAATTGCTACCGCTGGAAGTACCACTGCTTTCTTAATGGATTGGGATGTATCAACAGGTATTGGCAGCACTTACAGCCACCCAGCCGCCACTTATGGCTCTGTAAGGGGCGATCTCTCTAAAGACGACAGTTTTTTCATTACGATTGGTACTAACGGAAATGGTGGTATGGATATTTTTCCGTTTGACGGATCAAGCATATCTGCAAAAACGGGTTCCTTAGAATTAGGAAACAGTGTTCCATCAGACATAAATATTAATGAAAGACAGGATGCTGTAATTGTAGCAGTTGCTGACAGCACAAGCCCTTTTGATTATATTGCTGCTGCGCCTATTAACCCAAATAAAACTTTTGGCACTAAGTTTTCGGCATCTTCTAGCATGAGAAGTCTGAGCCAAGGTAATCTTGCAGATTTTAACGCAACAGGAAATGTTGTGATGTTTACGCAGAACAGCAACTTTGTCATACAAAAGTTTACAAGTTCTGGGTTTGGCGATGAGCTTTACCGCGATCAAACAGCGGGATCAACTTGGGCCGACATAATAGAGGTGACATAATGCCATTAACACCGCTACAAATACCGTCAGGCGTATTCAGAAACGGCACTGATATGCAATCGGCAGGGCGCTGGCGTGATGCGAGCCTTGTTCGTTGGTCAAACAATGTCATGCAGCCAGTAGGCGGGTGGACGCTGCGATCCACAATTACAAGCGATCCAATCAGAGGAACCCATGCTTGGCGCGATCTAAGCGGTGATAGATTTATTGCAGCGGGTACAGCCAACGGATTATTTATTGCACCCGCAAGCGGTACACCTGTTGCGATTACGCCAACTGGCTATACTGCTGGTAACGTAGATGCTACGTCCAACAGGGGCTATAGTGGTGGCACCTACGGAACTGCATACTATGGGGTGCAGAGGCCAGAGGGCGGCACACTTGAGGATTGCACAAGTTGGTCTGTAGATAACTGGGGGGAATACCTAGTAGCCTGCGCAAACACAGATGGTTACATCTACGAATGGACGTTAAACACATCCAATCCTGCAGCAATCGTTTCTAATGCGCCAACAAATAATCTGGGCATCTTAGTGACAGAAGAAAGATTTATTTTTGCGCTAGGTGCAGGCGGCAATCCTCGCAAGGTGCAGTGGTGTGACCGTGAGGATAATACCACATGGACAGCGGCAGCAACCAACGAAGCTGGTGATCTTGAGTTGCAAACCAGCGGAAGGATCATGCAGGGCATTCGTGTTCGCAGCCAAGCGTTAATACTCACAGACATTGACGCACATACTGCCTCATACCAAGGCCCACCGTTTGTTTACGGATTTGAGCGTGTTGGTTCTTCTTGTGGTGCTATTTCAAGACATGCAGCAGCGGCAGCAGATATTGGCGCATTCTGGATGGGGCGTGAGAGCTTCTTTATGTATCGCGGCAACACAGTAGAAGCGCTGCCATGTGATGTTGCTGATTATGTTTTCAATGACATCAACTCAGATCAGAAATCAAAAGTACATGCTGTTACCAACGGGCGGCACTCAGAAATCTGGTGGTTCTATCCTAGTTCAGCAAGCACAGAATGTGATAAGTATGTCTCATACAACTACCGCGAAGGACACTGGATGATTGGCGATCTAGACCGCACATCTGGCGTGGATAACGGTGTGTTTGAAAACCCAATCTGGTTTTCACCAGCAGGTAAGGCGTACAATCAAGAAGTAGCGCAAAACCATGATGGCGCATCCATCTTTGCAGAAAGCGGCCCTATCTCTATTGGCGCTGGCGATCAGGTGATGAGCGTGACGCAAATGATACCTGATGAAAAAACGCAAGGCCAAGTTACAACGTCTTTCAAAACGAGGTTTTACCCTAACGACACAGAGCGTACTTACGGGCCGTTTACGATGAGTAACCCAACCTCTATGCGGTTTATGGGTAGGCAAATAAGAATGCGCGTCATTGGTAGCGATCTGAATGATTGGCGCTTTGGCATACCACGGCTAGAAACCAAGGCTAGGGGTGGGCGATGACAACACCCAGCTTTCCACCTGTTGGGCCAAATATCTCGCTTTGGGCAAAGCAGCTTATTCTTACGTTGCAGCGGTCTTGGTCGTCTTTGCGATTTAAGGCAACAAACGACAGCGCCTCAGAAAACGGCATTCTTCTTTGGGATCAAAGCAATGGTTATCCCGTTGTTTCAAAGGATGGTGCATTTGTGCAGATCATTCTTGAGGATGGTCATGCATCCTTTTACCGCACAACAGACGTAACTGCTGCAGTAGCAGACACAGCGTACGCAATAACGTACGATGCGCCCACTGGGAATGTTGGCATAGATCGTGACGCGACAGACAACAGTAAGATTGTTTTTGATCAGGCGGGTGAATATCTTGTGATGTTTTCTGCGCAAATTGCGTCATCGTCATCAAGTACAGTTAAGTTTTACTTCTGGCCTCGCCTAAACGGAACAGATGCAGCCAACAACACAATCATTTATTCATTGCACCAAAACAATGCGACAGTGGTTGTTTCACGTTCTGCGAAGTTTGATGTGAGTGCGGGTGATTACTTGCAAGTCATGTGGGCGGTAGATAGTACAACTGGATCGTTAGATGCGTCTGCCGCAACTGCGTTTAGCCCAGCAGCACCAGCAACAACTCTGCATATTACAAGGATGCACGGATGAACGCACACACACCCATAGACGTACTATTCAAATGTAAGCCTTGGATTGAGGCTGCGTTGAAGCGCTCAGGCAATCTAAATACTTGGGATGAGGTGTGCGCTGGTATACGATCTGGTAAAATGCAGCTTTGGCCTGCAGAGCGAGGATGTATTATTACTGAAATCGTGGTATATCACGATACAAATGCCTTGCATGTGTTCCTTGCGGGTGGCGAATTGGATGAAATTTTACAAATGACTGAAAATGTGAAAGAATGGGCAAAATTGCAAGGCTGTTCCTTTGCATCGTTTGACGGTCGTTTTGGATGGCAGAAACCTTTGGAGAAATTGGGCTGGAAGCCTCACTCCATAACAATGCATTTGGAGTTTTAGAATGGGTAGCAGTAAGACCACTCAGGAAAGCAAAATCCCAGAGTACCTAGAGGAAGCTGGGAAGATTGCTATGCAGCAAGCTCAGCAAATTCAGCAAATGGGATACATGCCGTATATGGGGCCAGAAATTGCTGCAGTAAATCCATATGAGCAGGCAATGGCGCAAAATGTAGGCCAGATGGCGTCTGCTTTTGGCATGTCTGCGCCTTCTAGCTTAGACATGGGTATGCCAACAGTCACACAGGGCGGCATGACAGGATATAGTTCTTTTCCAATCTATCAGAGTGCAATGGAGCGCCTACGTGAGCAGCGCCCTGAGCAATATGATTTCTTTGCGGGGCAGACAGGCTTTGACCCAATCACTGGTGCAGCAACTGGATATGTACCACCTACATTTAACATTGGTGGCGGCACGGGCGGTGTTGCACCTGTTACACCTGTCTCATCTGGGGGCAACGACAACGATGGGCCAACCCACGCTGAAATTATGCAGATGCATTATGGAACAAGCTCCGCAGATAGTGCAGACCCTCGCTCATCAAGTCCTCGCCCAGTGTTGCGTGGTGAAAGTACGGGCGGCGGATTATTTAGTGGACTAAAAGAGGCTAAGAACACAGCCTTTGATATTTTGGGGATTATCTAATGGGTAGCGCGGCAAATCAACCAACAATGCAGCCTCAACAGCAAGGCTACAACCCAACAATGGGAACTGGCTTTGGCGGCATGGGTGCTAGACCAGACCCAGCAAAGCAGGCAGCATTTAATCAAAGCCAAGCTCCGCAACCCAACATTTTCCAGCAGTCTGCTGGAGCAATGGGTCAGGCACAGCAGACCTTAACGGGTCTTTCTCAGTTTCAGCCAACAGCAATGCAGGCAGCAACGGCTGGGCCAACAGCAATATATGGCGGCGCAACTGTATCTCCGTCAGCGCAAATGCAGGCGCCGCAACTTGGTCAAGCATCAACAATGCAAGGCGTTGGGGCAGTTCAAGGTGCGCAGGCTCCAAGTCAAATTGCTGTAGATCAACTTAGAACGACTGACATGGGCGAGTATATGTCACCCTACACTCAGCAAGTTATTGAGCGCGGTCAGGCAGATATAGAGCGTCAAAGACAACTTGCATCGCAAGACCTTGGGGCAAGCGCTTCAGCGTCAAAAGCGTTTGGCGGCTCTCGTCACGGCGTTGCAGAAGGCACTCTTGCAGGTGAGTATGGTCGCATGGGTATGGACTTTGCTGCACAGCAGAGGCAGCGTGCGTTTGATCAGGCGCAACAAGCAGCGCAGTATGATATTGGTCAAACACAAGCTGCCCGTACTCTTGCATCTCAGCAGCAATTCCAAGCATCTCAGCTTGGGCAGCAGGCGCGTGAAATGGCAGCAGCCCGTGATCAGGCGGCGCGTGCTGGAAACATGCAGGCGGCAAATCAGTTTGCAACTCAGCAAGCTGGTCTTGAGCAGGCAGCAGGTTTGGCGAATATGCAGGCACTAAATGCGCAGCGTGCGCAGCAAGCAGGCTTGACGCAATCTGCAGGATTAGCCAGCATGGGCGCACTTAACACAGCGGCTCAGCAACAGGCTGCGCGTGAGCAGGCAGCAAGAGCAACAACGTATGGCGGACAGTTCCAAGGCGCTGGCATACAGCAAGGCGCTGCAGGTGGCTTAGCAAATCTTGGTCAGCAGATGTTTGGCATGGGTCAAGATGTTCAAGGCGCTATTGGCGGTCAGGGCCAGTTCCAACGCAGCCTTCAGCAATCGCTACTTGATCGCGCTATGGGTCAATATGGCGGTGCTACTGGCGCACCTATGTCTGGCCTTGGTGCGCTTTCGTCTATCTTGAGCGGTGTGCCATACAGCACCACTGCAACATCAAGCACACCATTCAACCCACTTGGCCTACTAGGAGCGTTATTGTAGGATGGCAGTTTCTGACTTCTTTTCTCAGTATGCGCCCTATGCGCAGAGTGTAAACAGATCAACGGGAATTGATCCTCGCATCGTGCTTGCACAGGCTGCGCTTGAAACAGGCTATGGACGTTCTGCTCCAAACTACAACTTGTTTGGCATAAAGGGAAAAGGCTCCACTCAGCAGACAAAAGAGTTTGTTGATGGGAAGATGGTTAGTATGCCGCAAGAGTTTCGCTCATACGGAAGCCCAGAAGAGAGTTTTAAAGACTACGCAAGCCTTATGAGCGGAAAGCGTTACGAGGGTGTGCGCTCTGGCGGCACATTAGAAGATCAGATAGCTGCGTTGCAGAAGTCAGGATATGCAACTGACCCAGAGTATGGTCAGAAAGTCATGCAGATTGCCAAGGGCATAAATTTAGAGGGTTTACCTATGAATGGACCAACTCAACAACAACCTCAAGGCTTACTAGGCGGCTTGCTTGGTGGGCAGGGTATAGGTGGCGCACTTGGTTTGAGTGATGACTTTAGAGATCGCCTAGCGATGGGCATTATGGCAGGCTCTGATCCGCGCCAGTTTGCACCTCTTATTCAGCAGCGTGCTCAAAGCATTCAAGAGAGAAAAGTTACGTCAAGAACAAAAGCACAAGCAAACGCAACTGCCGACTATCTTGAGAAAATTGGGCAAGGAGATATTGCAAATCTACTGCGCCAAGGTGGGATTGACGCAAAAACAGCACTTTCTGCTGGAACTAGCAAGACCAAAGAAACTGCAGATATTCAAGAATATCGCCTTGCTCAGTCTCAAGGTTACAAGGGTACTTTTGAGGCGTGGCAGCAGCTTGGCAAGAAAAAGACAGAATTTGGGACAATACCAGTAGGCTACCAGCTTGTTGAAGGCGCAACTCCAGACGGTCAGCCAACATATCAAATGGTCCCCGTTGAGGGAAGTCCAGCATATATTGAGGAGCAAGAGCGCCGCCGAAAGCAGGCCAAGAAGGGCGAAGGTGGCGATGTTATGGCAACTAATGTTCTGCAGACTGCAGGAAGAGCTAGAAATCTCACAAGTGGATGGACGGTTGGATATGGTCAGCTTCTTGCTGGATTGCCCGCCACTGATGCACGCGAGCTAAAAGCAGAAGTTGATGCGTTGCAAGCCATTGCAAGCTCTGAAAACCTTAATAGAATGCGTCAAGAAAGCCCTACAGGTGGCGCACTTGGTAACGTTTCAGACGCAGACATTAAGTTGCTAAAAGATAAGTCTGGTGCCCTTGATCCGATGTCTAAGCCAGAGGTCTTTGCAAAGCAGCTTGATGAATATGAGCTACTACTTCTACAGACAATCCACGGAACAGAGGCTGGAACTAAGCTATTTGGTCAAACTAGAGGCATGTATGGCCAGTATTCATTTGAGGTTGAAGGGCAAACAAGTGATAAAAATGCCCAAAACAGATCAAGATTTCCAAATGCCCCAGACATTGGAACGGTAAGTCAGGGCCATGTTTACAATGGCGGGAACCCGTCCGATCCTAAAAGCTGGAGTGCGCAGTAATGGCTGGGCCTTGGGACGCATATAAGCAAAGTGGTCCATCTGAGAAAGCTGGCACGCCGTGGGCAAGTTACAGGACAGAGCCAGAAATCTCTACTACAGAGGACGTTTTGCGCTCACTTGGTAGCGGCATGGTGCGTGGTGCAATAGCTATCCCAGAAACCCTAGAGATGGCGGGCCGAGGCATCCGCAGATTGGGCGAGGAAGCATATCAACTTGCAGGCGGTGAGGTAGCTGAAGAAACTCCAGTTTTGAAATCAACTATTGGCGAGGCACTACGAGGCATAACAACCGCTGATGACTATCGGCCTCAAACCACTGCGGGCACATATGCTGGGACCATAGGTGAATTTCTACCTGCGGCAGTAAGTGGTCCAGTAGGTGTCGCAAGGGCAGCCGCCGCGAAAGGCGTGGGCACAGCGGCAGGCCGCGTAGCGGTTGGCGAGGCGGCAAAGCGTGCAGGATCACTTGCAGGGCAGGCTGCGATTGCGGGCGCGGCAAGCGAGGCCGCAGGTCAAGCGGCAGAGGGTACAGCATTAGAGCCTTACGCTAGAATAGCTGGTGCTATTGTTGCCCCATACGCACAAAACAAAACCCTTTCTGCGCTTCAAAAGAAAAATGTAACCGCACCGACTATACCTACGCTAAAGGCTGAGAAAAACGCGGCATATCAAGTTCTGAAAGATAAAGGCACTGGCCTTACAGGCACTCAAACGGCTTATCTTGTTGAGGACATGAGGAATGTCTTAAACATGGATGACATCATACTGTCAGCGAAACCGTCTGTTGAAAAAGCACTAAAACTATTAAGTGAAGTTGAAGATGCTGGGGCCATGAACCTAGCTAAGTTTAATGAGCTACAGAAGGGCTTAAATAAGATTTACCGTAGAGCCACTGATGCGCCAGAGGTATTGTCTATGATTAAAAAGATGGATGATGCCCTTGTGTCTAATGTCACAGATCAAGGCTTGATGACTGCAGCTAAAGCCGCAAATGCAAAATACATGAAGGCACAAATGCTAGATAGGTATTTTTCTGCGGCTATGGAGGGTGCAAAAAGGGGCAAGATTGTACCCAACACAGGCGAAGCTCTGCAGGCGACAGCTACTAGAATTTTAAGAAACGAAAAGAACTTGCCATTCTGGTCTGCGGATGAACTAGCGTCCTTGCGTGCTGTGGCTCAGGGTTCCGTCCCAACTCGCGTCTTGGGCGCAATCGGCAAATTATCGCCCACCTCTGGTGGCTTGATGGCTGGTCTAAATATAGCATTTGCTGCAGTAAACCCAGTAAATGCCCTTGATGTAATAGGCATGACAGCGACAACTTTTGCGAAGCTGGGATATAACGCAAAGGTGAGTAGAACCCGCAAGGCGCTTGAAGATTTGGTTCGCTCGGGCGGGGTAAAAGAGCCGTCAAAGGTAATTACACCAGAGCTTATTGAGGACATGGTAGCGCGGATTGGTGGTTTAGCCGCAATGGAAACACAAGGACAATAACATGCAGCCAAAAGCAAAAGATAAACGCGAGATCGAAGCTATCCTGCAAGACGCTATGGCGCAGGCTGTGGACTTTGTGGAGAGTGAGATAACAGATCAGCGCATCAAGGCTCAGCGCTACTTTGACGGTGAGGTAGATATTGGCTACGAGGATGGGCGCAGCAAAGTTGTAGCCACAAAGGTGCGTGACACAATCCGCAGCGTCAAGCCAAGCATCATGCGCGTATTCATGTCTACAGCTAAGCCTGTGGAGTTTATGCCAAAAGGCCCAGAGGATGTTGCTGCAGCGGAGCAAGCTACGCAGTACATCCACTATGCATTCACAAAGAATGACGGGTATCGCGTGCTAAACGATGCGATCCATGATGCGCTCATCAAGAAGAATGGCATCGTCAAAGCATACTATGAAACATCATATGATGCTGAAATCTACACATACGACAACCTGACAGACCAAGAGTATATGCTGCTTGTCTCTGAGGATGACGTAGAGGTGCTTGAGCATGGTGTAGAAATGACCATGAGCATGGATGAGTTTGGCTCAGAAGTAGAAGCGCCGATCCACTCACTCAAAATCAGCAGGCAAATACCAAACGGTCAAATGCGCCTAGACAGTGTGCCGCCAGAAGAGTTCTTTATTAACTCACAGGCACGCAATATTGATGATGCGTATATCGTGGCGCACCGCACAGAGATGCGTGTGGGTGACTTGGTTGAGATGGGCTACGATTTTGAGGACGTATACAGGTTAGATGGCCTATATGGCGCATCAGACATTTCAGAAGCTGAGACTATCGAGCGTCAAGGTTACAGCCAAGACGACTATGAGGATCAAGAGGGCGATCCTGCAATGCGCAGCGTGGCGATTACAGAAGCCTACATGAAAATTGATGTAGATGGCACGGGCGTACCAGTTCTGCATCGCTTTATCTGCGGCGGTACAAACTACAAGCTGATAGACTTTGAGCCTTGGGATGAAGTGCCATTTGCAGTCTTTGAGGTTGATCCAGAGCCGCACACATTCTTTGGGCGTTCTCTTGCAGAGATCATCATGGATGACCAAGACGCAAGTACAGCTATCTTGCGCGGCGTGCTAGACAACGTAGCCATGACAAACAACCCACGCATTGGCATCGTTGATGGCGCAGTAAATATTGACGATGTTCTAAACAACGAAATTGGCGCAATCGTGCGCATGCGTCAGGCAGGATCTGTGCAAGAGTTAACTGTTCCATTTACTGCAGGCCAAACGCTTGGCGCACTGACATACATGGATCAGGTCGTAGAGAACAAAACAGGCGTATCCCGCGCATCTATGGGGCTAGACCCAGACAGCATGCAGTCAACCACACGCGCAGCCGTACAAGCTACAATACAAGCGCAGGCTGGTCAGATTGAGGTAATGGTGCGCAATCTTGCAGACGGTATGAAGCGCCTATTTGGCATCATGCTACGCGCGGCAATCAAGAACACAGACGAAGAGCAGCTTGTGAAGATGGGTGGTCAGTTTGTGCAGGTTGATCCTCGCGTATGGAAATCTGACATGGACATTGGGATTAACGTGGGTCTAGGCACAGGCCGCGAAGAAGAAAAGATGATGGCGTATCAGCAGGCATTCCAAATCCAACAGCAAATTTATGCGCAGTATGGGCCATTTAATGGCATGGTGAGCTTGACGAACATACGCAATACGTTGTCTGATATGTTAGCTGCTGCTGGCATACGCAACTCTGATCGTTATTTTGCTCCAATAACGCCAGAGGTCGAGCAGCAGCTACTTCAAATGCAGCAGCAAGCTCAATCACAGCAAGCACAGGGTACTGACCCTAACCAAGCCTATCTGCAAGCAGAGCAGATGAAGGCGCAAGCCAGCATGCAGTCAGATATGGCTAAGCTGCAGCTAGAACAGCAAAAACTAGCTATGGAGGATGATCGCAAGCGTGACCAGATGGATCAAGACTTGCTGGTTGATGCTGCGAAAGTGTTAGGTCAGTATGGCACACAAGTTGACGTAGCGGCAATCAGAGCGGCACAACAGGCGGCTAGAGGATAATGCAGAGCATTCGCATACAGGCAGACGAAGCTAAGCGTTTAAAGAATGACACTGCTTTTCAGCAGTTTGTCCAAGATGTTCGTGATGTGCAGTTAAGCATATTCGCAAACAGCACTGCCAAGGAAATTGAGCAGCGCGAAGAGGCGCACGCAATCATGCGTGCGTTAAACCAGATCGAAATGCAGCTTGACGCAGCTATTACTGCAGAGCGCATGTTAGATCGCAGCAAATAGGAGTAGCACCGTGGAAAATGCGACTACACTAGATCAGGCAGTAGATAGTCTATTGTCGCCAGAATTAAATTCTTCAGAGCCAGCAGAAGCTACAGAGGAACTAACTCAGGACGCTGAGAGTGAATTTGTAGAAGAGGTTGAGGACGAGGAAGTCATCGAAGCATCTGACGATGATGGTGAAGCCGAATACGAAGATGATGCAACTGAATATACTGACGAGGTAGAAGCCGTTGAGGATGACAGCGATGCTCTGTTTGACGTTACTATTGACGGAAAAGCAGAACGCTGGACCCTTTCCCAACTAAAGCAGTCTGCTGCGGGTCAGGGCTATATTCAGCAAAAAATGCGTGAAAACGCTGAGCAATCTAGACAGATTGAAGCAGCAAAAGCGCAATTAGCTCAGCAGTTAAACGTGCTGAACAATCTAACCCAGCAAGCGCAGAATGGCGAACTTGCTCCACCTACGCCGCCATCAAAGGAACTTCTTGAAAGTGACCCAATTGGGTACATGCAAGAGAAGGAAGCCTACGAAACGGCAATGGGTGAGTATAACGTCAAGATGCAACAAGTGCAGCAACTGCAAGCACAGCAAGCGCAAGTGTCGGAGCAACAGAAAGTTGCGCACCGTCAGGAGCAAATGCAGCTTTTGCAGCAACGTGTGCCTGATTTCGCTGACCCTCAGAAATATGAGAAAGCGGCTCAGGATATGCTAAAGGGCGGTCAAGAGTATTATGGCGTTCCGCAAGAAGCGCTCATGTCTCTTACTGATGCTGTAGAGATTGAAATCCTGTATGATGCGGTTCGTTATCGCAGACTGCAGGCCAATCGCAAAAATGTAGACCAGAAAGCTAAGAAAGCTAAGCCTATGGTCAAAGCTGGTGCTAAGAAAGTTCAGGATAGTGGCACTGCAACTCGCAGAAAGCAGGAAGCTAGAGCAATGAAGTCAGGGGACATCCGTGACTTTGCTGACCTACTCCTAGACCCTAAACTTTAGTAAAGGAAAGTAAACTATGGCACAGCCTAGCAATACATTCGACAGTTATGATGCTGTCGGCATCCGCGAAGATTTGGCAGATTATATCACCAACATTTCGCCAGAAGAAACTCCATTTCACACGAAGTCTGCAAAGTCTCGTGCACGCAATACATTGCATGAATGGCAAACTGATGCGTTACGCGCAAGCGCAGCAAACGCACATATCGAAGGTGACGCAACGACTGCAGAAGCACGTTCAGCGACAACTCGCTTGGGCAACTACACACAAATCTTCAAAAACGCAGTTGTCGTACCTGACACTGACGAAGGTTTGGACAAAGCAGGTCGCGCACGCGAAGTTGCTTACCAAACTTTGAAGATTGCCAAAGAGCAAAAGTTGGACATCGAAAAAGCACTTTTCGACAACAACGCACGCGCAGCAGGTAACTCTACAACTGCACGTGAGCTTGCTGGTGCGCCTGCATGGTTGACATCAAACACAGACTTTGGTGCTAACGAAGGTGCAGACGCTACTGGTGACGGTACAGACGCACGTACAGACGAAACAACAACATTGATTGCGTTCTCACAAGATCGCTTTGATGGTGTTATGCAGTCAATCTGGGAAAACGGCGGAAACCCAGACACAGTGTATCTATCAGCATTCCAAATGAACAAAGCGTTGGCCTTCACAGGTAACAACAACCAGCGTTCAGCGGTACAAGCTGGTGACGAGCGTGTGATCAAATCACTTGCAGTGTATGTAACTCCTTGGGGAACTATTGAGTTCATGCCCTCTCGTGAGAACCGTTCTCGTGACGTATTCATCATGCAGGATGATATGTGGGAAGTCGCAACATTGCGTCCAACCAAAAACGTTGCACTTGCAAAAACTGGCGACAACACAACTCGCCAAGTTGTTACAGAGCTTACATTGGTCTGTAAGAACGAAGCTGCAAACGGCGGCGTGTTCGACAACACAACATCATAACGTCATAACGTTATTGAAGGGGCGGCAACGCCCCTTCTCTTTATCAGGAGGCAGTAATGAGAGTTTTAGTTAAGTATCGCAGCATGTCAACAAGCGTAGGTCGCGTGCGTAATGGCGATATTATTGATATTCCAGAAGCAGAATATAACAAGATTTGCGTGACAAAACCTAATGCGTTAGAGGCTCTACCTGAGCTTCCGCTAGAGAAGCCCGCACCAAAAAAAGCTGCGCCTAAAAAGCCTGCAGCAAAGAAAGCACCTGCGAAACGTAAGCGTGCGCGTAAGGCAGACGGTACGCTGAAAGCTGATGATCCATCCACACCAGACATCAATGAGGCTTGGGAAGATGGCAAACACCTCAACTAAAATTAAAGAAACCATCAAGTTTGAAGATGATAAGCTCATCGTCAAAAAGACGCATGACGCATCTGTAGCGCTGAAAGACGCTCAGCAAGCGCGTGAGCTATCCCCTAACGCATTCGCATCAGACTATAAGCATGTCGGCAATGTGGACATGGCTATGCTAAATAACTGGCTAAAAGAGGCTGGAGTAGCATGGACAGATACACAAGGCGTGAAAGATGTGATAAAAAGGAAGTTAATGAGTAGCGAATTTTCTGGCCTGCGTGTGTGGGAAGGTAAGTGGTAAGATGGAA